TCGTTGAACAGGCGAATGACGAAGCGGTCAAAATCGGTAAGGTGCGCGGAAAACTCAGCCTGGCGATCATTCCAATCTCTGAAATGATCATCCCAAGCCTCTAGGTACTGGCCAAAAAAGAGGTCTCTGCATCCTCCGTGAACGTGTCGCTCTTGTTGATCTTTTGAATGATCCAGGTGAGCAGGTAGCCCCCGCCGATCATCGTCAAGGACATCAGCGCGTCGGTGAAGTTGTCATTGGCCAGCAATTCCTTGTTGAACTGCATGGCGTTACCCTCGGCATCCAGGAGGTCGCGCCAATCCATGATATGGGACACGACAGCGGCCAGCGTTTCCTTGCCGACCCCCTGAATGTCACCCTTCGCGTCCTTGACCTTTTCCGTCAGGGCGTATTGCTCACCCGGCAGGAACGGTTTCAGTTTCAGAGCGAACTCCCCAGCGGTGGCGGGAACCCTCACCCACTTGCCATCCCGCTGGGCGTTCAGCACGTTACCGATTTTCAAAGGCACTGGTCAGCCTCCTAGCTCGCCGGGTAGCCGGTCAAAGCGGCAACTTCGTTGATGATGTAGGCGTAGGGCACGGCAGAGGTCATCCCCGTCGGCGCAGCGGACGGCCTGTAGATGCCGAACTTCACCGCAACCGGGATGGGTGACTCCTGCGCGTACTCGGGCGCCTCCACGACGTACAGCCCGGGCAGGTCGATCTCGAAGGTGTACTTGCTGGTCTTGCCACTGATGACCGCGGCGCTCTCGCACTTGATCCGCATCTTGTACTTGGTAGCGGCGCTGAACGAGGTCAGGAAGTCATCATTCGTGCTGTCCTTCTTCGGAAAGTTCAGCGTGACGGTGAACTCGGGCGGCTCGTCCCCGGGCTCGTGCTCGGAGATGCCCTCGTAGCCGGTCGTGACGGGCAGGGTGGTGTACTTCGGGTCGATGTTGATTTCCACGCCGCTCGGGTGGATCACGTCGCCGGCGGCAAAGTCAGCCCCGCCCTGCGCGTTGATCGAGATGGTCGTGTTGACCAAGCGGAACAGACCCAGGCCCTCGCTGCCGTAGGTCAGGGACAGCGGGTCACTCCAGGACGCGATGACCGTGCGGTCGCCGCCGATGTCAGCATCCCATTGGAAGCCGTCATCGTAGAAAATCCGCAGGTTCTTGAACTTGAAGCTGGGGACGCTCTTGATCTCGTCGCCCTCATCCCAGGCCAGCGAGTGGAAGATGCTGCCGATGATCGGGTCGAAAGCGAACTCGTGCTTCACCACGCCCGACTCGGGGGCGCTGGAAGTGTAGATGCCGAATATCGACGCGATGACTCGCTCCATGCCGGCCCAGTAGAACCGACCGCCCAGCGAACCCGTCTGCTCGGGATAGTCCATCGTGTAGACGTTGGTCGGCAGATCATGGTCGAACTCGTCGCCGTCGGTGATCAGGTTCCTGTCACCCTTCGGCGGGTTGAAGCGCAGCAGGTAAATGCCGTGCCCGGTGCCCGGCTGAACGGCGGTGCCCCAGGTGTCGCCCTTCGCAAAACCGATGCCCCTTTCTCGTTTATTCAGTAAGCTCATTTCGTAACCTCCCTGATGATCCACCCCTTGCGCGGGTGGTATGTCCTGACCATGTTGGGCGGCAGAGGCCGCTCGTTCTTCGTTTCCACTGCGACCTCGACGATCACAGGCGGCTTCTTGGTGCCCTTCTTGTATCTGCTCATGTCAAATCCCTCCAGTAGGTGAAGCTCATAACCGTATGCACGACGATGTAGTTCTGGATATACTTGCTCATGGTCCCGTCGCCGACCCCTGATGGCAGATTGGTCAACGCATCGAGCAGCTCGTCCTCGACCGACTCCTGCGCGTCCAGAACATCCAGGAAGGCATCCTTGCGGTCGCCTTTCGCCGTGACCCTGAAGGCCAGCCACACATCAACGGTTTTCCGCTTCTCCACGCGCCGGCCACTCACGTCCAGGATCTCAGCCGTGACGGCCTCCAGCCTGTACGCCTTGTTCATCTTTGAGCTGGGAACCGCATCGAAGTCGAACATATCGTCCGACATGGTGTACCCCAGCGCCTCGATGGCCGTGATCAGCTTGCCGACCTCCGTCCGCGTGTCGCTCATCGCACTAGCTTCACGGAGCCGAAGAACGCAGTGTCATCCACCGCGCCGTCCTCGTCCTCGTCGTATTTCAGATGCAGATTCTCAAACTCCGATTGAAACTTCGCCGCCAGCTTCAGGTACTTGATCCACCATATATCGGTCTCTGACTTGGCGAAGTCGAAAAAGATCAGCTCCAGCGCATGAACCACCACCAGGTCGTTGATCTGCATGGCATCGACAATCAGCGATGCCCGGCGCCCGCGCTCCTTCAGGCTGCGCTTGATGTCATCGAAGGCCCGCTCTATCTGCGAGGTAAAAGTGGTTTGTCCCTGCCAAATGTCGCTCGACAGCTCGGGCGCGTACTTCAGCAAATCAGCATCCACAACCGAACAGACCAACGGCGTACGGCAATCGTCGAATAGGAAATTGGCCTGATAGGCCACGGAACTGACCGTGTACTTCAGCAGCAGCCTGTAATCCTCCAGGGGGGTCGTGTCCCTTTCCGCAGAGGTGAACGCCGTTGCCGGCGTGATGGCCTTCGTTGCGCCGTTGATCGTGCAAACCCTGTCCGTCACCTTCTCGTCGCCGTTCCCCCAAAACAAGGAAATGGTGGCGGTGGACGGGGCCGTGAGCACCCCATCCACCCACACCTTTATTTCGGGGGTATAGTTGGCTTCGAACAAGGCTTCCGAATTGGTCAGCTTTACCGAGTGCATCAGGCTTTCTTCTTGTGCGCGTACCTACGCTTCCCCTTCGGCTTCTCGGGCTCGGCCTTCACCTCGGGCGCAGCATCCTCCACCTTCGGCGGCTCCACGGGAACCACCACGGGCGGGGGCGCTTCCACCGGCTTTTCAACCGGCTTCTCGATGATCACCGACTCCACCTTCACCTCGGGCGTGTTCAGCAAAGGCCGGTTCTCAATGCGCCAATCGGTGTCGAGCTTCAACCCGTTCTCCCAGGTAGACAGCGGCACTACGCAGCGCTTACCATCCTTGCGGATGATGGTGATGCAATCTCCCTGCTTACCCATGATCCTTAGTTAGAGAACCACGCTTTCAGCAGACCGTTGGCCGCGCCGCTGTACAGCATCTTGGCCCCGTAGACCATGAGGCCCTTGACCGCAGTGGCGAAACGCAGCTCGGGTTCGTACATTTTCAGGGAGCCCAGCGGGATCTGCTTGGCCAGGGTGATGCCGATGTTGGTGCCGGCCAGGCAGTTATGCACGGTCTCGGTCGAGGAGGTGCCGGTCATGTCCTCGTCGGTCTCCACGACGTTGTGGGACAGGTAGACATTGAACCCGGCGAACTTGCCGACGTAGCCATTCACGGCAACGTTGTCGCCGAGAACGGTCGAGCGGGCGCCCAGGTAGGAGTTGATCTGCTCCAGGACGCGGGGGGAGACGACCAGGTAGCGGCCTTCCAGCGGGACCTTGGCGTCGGTCATGACGCGGTAGAGCTTCAGCAGCTCGGTGTAGATGTTCGAGCTGGTCAGGGTGGCCGAGGGGGTCACGGTGTTCGCGGCAGCAACGCCGGTGTACAGGCCGAGGACGTAGGCGTCGATGTTATCGCGCATGGCGTAGATCGCTCTGTCCATGTAGGCATTGAGCACGGCCACGGGCATCTGGGCCTGGGTGATGACGTCCACCTGGAAGTTGAAGTACTTCTGCTGGTTGATCAGCAGCGAGTCGTCGGTGCCGGTCGTGGCGTCAGCCGCGGCGTGGTCGCTGTCCTTGGTGTAGGACTTGACGGTGATGTCGCCGGGCGTCCAGATCTTCACGCTGTCGCCAGCGCGCTTGATTTCGCCTTCCCAGAAGTTGTTGCAGATGGGCTCCGCAACCAGGAATTTGTCGAGTTGATCGAGAATCCTTGCCGACCAAAGATCGGGAATAAAAGTTTCAGCCATTATAGCCTCCTGTTTTTCACTTGATTAGACCAGCCCTCTCTTGACGTGAGATTTCGGGCCAGTTTTTCGCTCTTTCCTCGGGGCTCATGGCCAGGACTTCGCTCTTGGTGAAATACTTGCCGCCGGTTTTCCATCCGCTCGCACCCTTGTTCACGGTGCCGGCGGGGGGCGGCGCATCGGGCTGCTTGAACAGGTAGGGCTTCTTCTCCTGCAGATCTTTGAAAACGTCCTCGACGTTTGTCGGGATGTCGTTCTCTTCGAACTCGACCTGCTTGGCCAGGATCTCGATGTACTCGTCATCCACGAGCCCATACAACCGCGCAGCGGCTTTGAGCTCGGCACGACGGGCACGATCCCGCACGGCCTTGATTTCGCCTTCCTTCTTGTCCAGCAGTTCTTTCAGCTTGCCTTCCTCTTTGAGCTTTGCCTCTTTGTCTTTGTCGGCGGCGCCCTCGAAGGCTGACAGCTTGCCCTTGATCTTCTTCAGTTCACCCAGGAGCTCTTTATTCTTTGCCAGGAGTCCATCCACGTTTCCCGCATCGGGCTTGGCCCCATCGGGTTGTCCCTCTTGGGACGCATCGGGCGCACCCTGCACGGCAGCGGCGTCCTTGTTTTCATCAGCCATCGTTTGCTCTCCTTGACGGGTGCTCTGCGCCCATCGAGGGAAGTATGGGTTCGATTAATGAATATTGCTTGCCACTTTTGGGAATGTTTGGGACAGTTTTAGAAACTCATTTCAGCAGATTGAACAGCTCGCGCCATTTTTCCTTTGAAAAGGCCATGAGCGCGTCTGTGATCTTTTGGTCCAGCCCCATAAATTCCCGCTGTGGAGCATGACCCATTCCGAAGTTGTGCGTGTAGCCCAGGGTGTAATGGTCTATATCCCCGCTGTGATGTTGGCCTGGAATGTAAATGCGGATGACAACCTTGTTCTGCCCGCGCATCACCTGAAACTCGAATCCCGCATGGGACATCAGCTTGCCGCTGTCCGTCAGGTTCGCCCATTGGCGTCCCTTGCGCTTGGCGTACTCCTTGCTGTACGGCTTAAACTTCATGCCGGCAACATCCACACCCGAGCGGGTGCGCTTGATCACGCCGTCGACGGCAATCTCGTACATCCCCTTGGTGTACTCGGAGCGTGGGTTTTCCAGCTCGGCCAGGATGCGCTTGGCGATGGCATTATACTTTTCCCGGCCCTGGAATTTAACCTTCATTTTGCCGTAGCCAATCCCGCAGGAACTCGATGCGCCCGTCAACTGAGTCTATGCGGTACAGCTCATCGGGCAACCTTGCCCCAGCCGTGGCCCTGTGGTAGCGCGTGATCAGGTCGTCGTAGAACGAGAACATCTCGTAGGAAACATCCAGGCTGACGACCAAATCCCCCACGTCCTTGATGACGATCTTATCCCCGCTCAGCAGGTCGGGCGAGGTCTTGATCATGTCCTCGGGGAACAGTACGCAGCGACAATGGTCCCCGCATACCGTGTCACCCCTGGCCGGCAGCGTCCTCTCGTTCTCCCATTCGGTGAATGATGTCGGCTCCAACTTGGCCAGGGCCTCGCAATCGGGGCAGACCCTTTCGTCCCCCATGTCCAGCCAGGACCAGGTATAGTTATCGAGAATATCCTCGTCAATGTTCTGGTTCAGATCAACGGCCATTGGCAAACCCCACGAAATAGCCCAGGTCGGCTATCCTGCTGATCGTATTCGCCGCCTTGCGCTTGACCTCGTTCTTCAGCGCGTCCCATTCCTGGCGCCCAGCATCGGAGCGCAGCCATTCCTGGATGGCCTTCTCGTCAGCCCCGCGCTCGGCCAGGGTGGCCAGCTTGATCTTGTACTTCTGCTGCATGATCTTGGCCGCGGCCTCGATCTGCATGGCCAGGACGCCCAGCTCACTTTCCAGCTTGTCTTTTAAGATAGTTGCCAAAATTTGCCCCCTCATTCAGCGCCAACTTGACCATAGGCCGAATCTCTGCCAGCACCTGACCGGGAATGCCAGCCAGCCCCTGATCGTCGATCCTGGGCCGGAT